ATATTGGTTTTAGTTCTATCACCACCATTACAGAAAATAACTTTCTCAGAAATTTCTAAGCACTTAGCAATAGCACCCAAAGCAGAATCATCAGAATCATCCCATGATATCACAGCATCAACCATAGAAAGATTACTAACAATGTCAGCTCTCTCAGTCCAACACTGAAAGTACTGTCCTTTCTTACGAGTCAACCAAGGATCACCATTCAACCCTACCACAAGATAATCAGAGAGGTCTTTTGCCCTCTTGAAGTATGCTATATGACCACTGTGGATAGGATCAAATCCACCGGTTACCAAACTCACTTTTTTAAAAAACATTAGATCACCATTCCGTATTTTTCACGAATAATTTTTTTATATGGACCTCCAGGGTTTTGATCCCTGATCTCTTTGACTAACTTTAGTTTCTGATACAATGCTGTATCGCCTCCTAAAGACATGGCTTTAATTAATGTCTCTAATTCTCGGTCGTTAACTGGTAGGTCCATTACTTTCTTAAAGTCCGTAGGTATTCTAGCACATGCTCTCGAACTGCCATCAATTCATCAAAGCATTCTTGATTATATGCACAAGACCGCAATGCATGATCTGGTTTGTGAACAGATTCTGCGAATAAATCAAGTCCCCGATTCCACTTGTCATCTGAAGATTCAACTTCGTTAATTGTATTTTGGTCCTTCATGAGAAAAACATCTCTAAATTTGCAGTTTTTTCCACCGACCATCCAATAGCATCTAGAATCACCTTAAGTGGTTCTAAGAATGACTTATCAAATTGTAAATCATAGTCCACATACTTATCCAAGTCCAATTCCTTCGGCCAGTCCTGTATAAAGGACATTATGTTCTCATGAATCGGATTTGGTTTCTTCAAATAACAAAATTTAATTTTCTCGCCATTTTGGATCGCCGAATATTTATGCGTTAACTTACGTTCCCTTATATAATGATTATAAAGAAGCGCACCTCTTACATGAATGGGTGTTCCCTTCTCATAAATGGTGGAATGTGCCTTATATTTCTCAACATCTGACACTGATCGAGGAAAAGAGATCTCTTCAGGACTCATTTTCTTAAATTTAGACCTACAATCATCAATATAAGAGATTACATCCTCTTCTGTGCCTGTCATCATGATATTGAAGGCATCTTTCAACATCTGACGGCATGGTGCAGGAGTAGAAGACTTAACAGCTTCAATTCCCATCACCTTTAACTTGGGTTTTTCATACCTAACACCCTCAGAATCCCACACATTAAGAATATATCTCTTCTTAGCAGTCCAAATACCTCTATCAGCAATGTTTTCTCTCTTCATGACCATTTTCTGGTCATATGCATTCATGTACTGTGCCAATTCTTGGTAAGAACTTTCAATATACGGCTCAAATTCCATCTCACAGATCTTATTAAGGAACCGCACAATGCCCTCAGTAGTTTTCTCTCTCCCTTCGTATACACGGTCAACCAAAGGACCCAAATTAAGGTAGATGGAATCAGTATCTGAAGCAATAACGTAATCAACATCATCTGTTTTTAATATTTTATTAAGATAAACGTTCATTTTGTTCTCAATCCAACGAATTGAGACCTGTCCTGAGGTAGTAATTGCCTCAGCATTCTCTAGTTTATAATAGCGGAAGTACTGATTGCCGATAGCACCGTAAGCAGAATTAAGCTGTATCTTACGCGCCATTTGTATGTTGTTGCATCGCGCAATTTCCTTTTCCAAGTCTTTTGTTGGGGTCTTTTCATATGCTTGCTTAGCAGATAACATCTTCTTTTTGTAGATGGTTCGATCTTTATAGATCTTTTCCATCAACTCAGGTAAGAATCCTCTCTTACTTTTGTCAAACATTGCGCCATTTGCACAGGTGGCATACTGTGAATCGGCAACAAAGTCCCCTGAGAGGATGGAGGCAACACTCGATCTAGGATGCGGTGTCTCCTGGAGGGTCTCTGGGGAAATATTATATTGCATAATAAGATGAGGATAGAGACTGTTGAGATCAAAACTAACAACCCAGTCATAGCTTCCCGGTTTTGGTTCCTTGACATATGCTCCCTCGTATTTGTCGTTTTTGTCGGTTCTTTTCTTGGGAGGAATGACTATATTCCTCTTTTTCAGGTAATTATATATTATAGCATCCCACATTCTAACCTGATAGAACACATCTGTATAGTTGACTTTAGCGTCATAGGCCATCGTCAGAGCTAATTCAATGAGTTTCATCTTGTCTTCCAGACGGTCAACAAGTTCCACATCTATTATATTATACTCTACGAATTTTTGCCAGTTTCCTGTGTAGAAATCCTTAAAAGTCTCAAACTCAGAGTGATCTAACTTCTTCTGACCTAACTCTACTTCTGCAATATAGTCCAAACGATAAGATTCTTGATTGGTATAAGTAAATTTCTTATACAAATCCAAGTAATCCAACTGAGTTACACCCCCAATATCAATTGAAAGGTGTCTTCTACCCTTAATATAAACTTCTTTCTCACTAACTAATCCCCAAGGTGAGAGACGTTTCATACGTTTCTCACCCAAAACACGTCTCAGACGACCTGCTATGTACGGTATATCGAACAATTGAATGTTCCATCCAGTAATTACTTCTGGAGGTTCATCTTCCCAGTAAGTAATAAACTTATTGAGTAAATCAACCTCATCCACACACTTAATATAAGTTAAATCCGTTCTGTCATAAGAAAATGGTTTTACACCCCACGTAATAATCTTCTTAGATGTATAATCCTGGATTGTAATAGTCAATAATTCCTCAATACATGACTCTACATCAGGAAATCCTTGCTCAGAAGTAGTCTCAATGTCTAATGTAACCAGTTTAATCTTAGAAATATCAAATTTTACCTCATCCTGAGGATATTTCTCAGAAATATACTGATAAATGTACCTTTCATTACCATAAATATTGAACCCTTCGACATCCTGATACTTCTGCATGAAGTCTCTACAATCTCTAACAAATCCTGGTTGAATAGGTTCAACTGATTGTCCATCAAGAGTTTTATATTTACTTTTCTTCTTAGAATCTACAAATAAAGTTGGTTTAAATTCCTCCCTAATAGAAAAATGTTCCCCGTTATCGTACCCACGAACGAGAAACTGATTCCCAACTAGTTGGACGTTTGTATAAAATCTCATTCTGTCAAATCTCTACATGGTCCAGGACCATACCATACTGTACCATCACAACCATGCTTGTTCCACCACCAAGGATAATCCCTTTTGGTAGACTCCTGCGCCATCCTATTAATAGGAATAATCTCAGCAGGTGGCAAGTCAATTGGAATCATTAGTCAAATACGTCTTCGTATTTCGCTAGTAGTGTAGTCTTGGGTTCTACCAAGGTTAGTATTTTATCAGAAGATATCATCACTTCGTTCTGGTTTGTTATATTAAGTAACCATGGTTCAACAGTACCATCTGATTTAACCAGATATGGTTCAACCAGCTTACAATCTGGTTCACCAAGTTCAGTTGTAACTTCTTCAACCGTCGCTATCAACGTTGTCCCCGTTGTCAGGACTACTATCTTCGCGTCCTTCTTTGATGCCATTAATTTTGTCCTCGTAAGATTGTGCTACTTCATCAACAGGATCCACTAATGTAACAACCCAATCTGGATTGACTGGAATATCCTTCTCCTTTGAGAGAGGTAACCAAGGAAAAAATTGAATCGCAACTTTAGCAGGTGTTTGTTCAGTTGGTATATCTTGCTTATTAAGTCTTACAGTATAAGGACTCTTGGCAAGATATGCCGCTATAGTATCATCATCACCGACTAACTCATGCCAATCAGCAATGACATCCTCACCAGACTTTAGTAGTGCTAATTTAATAGTCATAGAAATATTGTAACATAAAAAAGGAGGGGATGCAACCCCTCCCTATGTATCAAAGAAACTCCTTCCTGGAGTGATGTTCTGGAACTATCTTCCCTAGTTCCACGGTGAGGAGTCCATCTCTAAAGCTGACGGATCTAACCTCCGTATCATCGGAGAGCGTCCACTGTCGTTCAAAGGAACGTTGGGCCAGTCCTTTATGGACAAATTCTCCATCTGTCTCCTTGTCTTCCTGCTTGCCTTCCACAAATAATTTTCCATACTCCGTATAGACTTTGATGTCATCTTTCTTGAAGCCGGCAAGCGCGACTTCCAATC